CGGTCGGAATTTAATGACTTGGAGTTCACTATGAGTGAATATTCTTTCGGTACCAATAGAGTACCCACACAACTACAAACCACATCCATGCAGGAATTTGAAGCCATGCTGCAAGACATGGGGCAACAACGTGTTGCTGATGCAGGCGAGCAGCAAGCGGCGATGTATTTCAAACTTTGCAAAATCTGCCGTGACTTAAAAGCCAAACTTGATGGTCAAACGATTGACGCTCCAAACCCATACAGCGCACACGTTTGGCATTTGGTGTTGGTGCATAATGACCATCGCGACCCTTATCTATTTTTTGTGTGTGGTAAAACGGGCTGTTCGGGTTATTTATACAAACCAACCGAGGAAGATTTTCTTGCCGCGCAAGCTACCGATTATGGCAAAGTTTGGATATACCAACCTGATCGCATCGAGGTGGCATCATGAGAGTGCAACCGATTGGTAAACATGTGATCCAATGCGAAAGCAACACAGGAAATTTGGTCGATATTCATTTGATTGATTGGGCGGCAAAGATTCGCCGCGCTTATGATGATTGGGGTAATGCGGAGCGTGTTGCTAAACTTGTGGCTGATGATCTGGGCTTGAGTCGGGCAGGCGCACGTAAGTTGACGCAGGTTGCGATTGAAAGGTTTAATGTATGAGTAATGCGATCAATTTCAACGATGTGATTCGTCAACTGGAAGTTGACGGTTTAGATGTATCTGATTTTCGTGTCGGCACCACCAAGCCGATGCGCTGTCGGGTGGATGGTGAGCGCGACCGTAAAGGCTGGTATTGGATTCATGAAATGCCGTTTGACAATGGCGATGTGGTGCTGGTTGGATCCTATGGCATTTGGCACGGACAAGATAATGGCGCGCGCAAGTTATTGTTGCCTGAAGCATCCCTGCTATCCAAAGAGGACCAGGCATTGGTGCGCCGTCGAATTGCTGAAAACAAGCGACGCATGGCGGGTGAAATCAAGCAGAAACAGGAACGCGCAGCAAAAGAAGCACAAAATAAGTGGCAAGCTTTGGCAAAAGAAGGCGAATCGGGCTATTTAACGCGCAAACAGGTTCGGGCTTCGGGTGTTCGCTATACTAAAGATGGCGCTGTGGCGATTCCTATGCGCGATGGAAAAGGAAAATTGCACGGTTTGCAGTTCATTTTGGACAAAGAAAACCCCGCTCATGCTGAAAAAGTGAAGCAATTGGGCGGTGATAAACGCTTCTGGCCAACGGGCATGAGTATGCAAGGTCATTATCATACGATTGGGCGCGTGAATACAACGGGTTTGAACCTGATCACGGAAGGCTATGCCACTGGAGACACGCTTGCCGATGCGTCGGGACTGCCTTGTTTGGTGGCTTTTAACGCAAACAATGTGATTCCAGTGCTTGAATCGGTGGCAAAACAGTATCCAAAAGCGTCTTTTCTGATTGCGGCTGATGATGATTACATTTGCACTTGCCAACATTGCAAAAAACCAACCTTGGTGGCGTCGCCAAATTGCGCCCATTGCGAGAAAGAACACGGCAAGCAGAACACTGGGGTGACGATTGCCATGAAAGCCTGCGTGTCGGTCGATGCTGCGCAGTGGTTTAAGCCGCTTTTTGAGGATAGACAGGGGAAGAAATACACTGATTTTAATGATTTGATGATGTTGGAAGGCTTGCAGGTGGTGGCTTCGCAGGTCGAGGAAGCGGTTGCAGCTAAATTTCCAAGCCTTGGACAGGCGACTTTGCAAGGGCAAGTGGTATCTGTGAGGGCGGATGCAAGCGGGGGGGCGGGGGAGAAAGTCCTTGCCTCCATGATTTCCCTTGAAGAAGCCGTTGAGCGTTTTTGGTTGGTTTTTGATGCTAAAGACATGGTGTATGACCGTTACTTGCGAAAAATTTTGCCACTGAAAAGTATGCAGAACATCATCCCAGATCATGCCGCCCGCGATTGGAAAGAGGATTCCCAACGGCAAGTTGTGCAGATTGACGACATCACCTTTGATGCAACATGTAAAACTAAGAAGCGCATCAATATGTGGGAGGGGTTCCCAACGGGTGAAAGTGATGCTGGATCATGCCAAGCAATTTTAGATGTGTTGTCATACATTTGTTCGCAAGAGAAAAACGCCAAGGAAGTTTTACATCAAGTGTTGTGTTTCTTGGCATACCCATTGCAACATCATGGTGCGAAGTTGGATATGTGCTTGTTGTTTCAAGGTGTGCAAGGAACAGGTAAATCATTGATTTTTGAAGATGTGATGATGGAAATTTATCAGCAATATTCAGTGATTATTGGTCAAACGGATATTGAGTCACAGTTTAACTCATGGGCTTCAAAGAAGTTGTTTGTGGTTGCTGATGAAGTGATTGCAAAAAAAGATCTTTATCAAGTGCCAGGTAAAATCAAGAATTTAATCACGGGTACGCATATCCCGATTCGAACGCTTTTCACCCCAACTTATCAGGAGCTGAATCAAATCAACTTCGTTTTCCTATCCAATGAAGTCTTGCCAATGGTCTTAGATGATAAGGATCGCCGCTTTTTGGTGATAAAAACGCCCGATGTGCCGCTGGATAAATCTTATTATGATACTGTTGGAAAAGAAATTGAGGAAGGTGGTATTGAGGCATTCCATCATTATTTGTTGCATTATGATGTGGGTGAATTTAATCAGCATACGCGCCCGATTATGACTAATGCTAAACTTGATTTGATTACAGCGTGTAAGCCTGCGACCTCACGTTTTTATGATTTATGGCTTGAATCTCGTGGTGTACCCTTTGAAGAAGTTAAAAATTCACCGCTAGGCTTGCCTTACGTCATGTGTTCGACGGATGACTTGTATAAAGCCTTTCGGCGTTGGTGTTCCCATGAAGGTGAAACCTACATTCCTTCGCGTAATGCTTTTGTGAGCCAGATTTCTTTTTTACCTGGATTGCAGCGAAAACAGGTGCGGGCATGTGCTGACTATAGATTTATAAATGATGGTAGTGGTATGGTTCGCGTCTCGGGCGATAAACGCTTCGTGCGCTGTATCGATCCCGTTGATAAGCAAAGCCAGCTCGATAACAATCTTGGTCAACTCGAAAGCTGTACGGTTCAAATCCTACAGTTTCGGCGCGCATTGGATGACCAAATCAATGACATTTAGTCATTGGTGTCATAACTCCGCCTTGGTGTCATTTGGTGGTGTCATTACATACCTTTCTAACCTACTGATAAATAAAGATGATTCAGGCGTGTCAGGCGTGTCATTAGGTTGAGCTATCATGCGCGCGCGTATTTCATACAATCCACCCTAACAAACATCAAACAAATGTTTTTTTCTAATAGAAAATAGATGACACTTATGACACCAATGAATCATCTTTATATTCCAATAATTTACATGATTATCAAATGAATCACAGACTGACACCAATGAATAAGTAATGACACCGCCCCATAAAAAGGAGTTTAATAATGAAAAACCGTGATTTCACTACCACAACTTACTTGGCAATAGCTGCTGCTGGATTGGCGCTCCGCGATGCGAGGGTCAATCTTTTATACACTCCTTGGATGCCTGCTGTTTGTACTACTCCAAATCGCTTAGCTGATATAACCTGTACTTTAAAGCGGATGGAACTGCATATAGGAAGTGGTGATCTATGGGTAACGCGTGAATTGACGCGTAAACAAGCATTGGCAATCATTAACGAAGATGAAAATCGCGATACATCGCCTGAATCATTTAAGCTTATTCAAGGCATGATCCGTGAGCTTTCAGTTTTGACTGATAAATTTCCAAATAATCCATCTAATTCAAAGAAACGTTATAATGACTTTATCTAGATAATCTAACCCACCAGCTTCACCCAAGCCTCAAGCCAATGGATTCACCATCCAACGCCTTGGGGCTTTTTTTTATGGTGTTCAAGAAAACCTTGCGATACATAGTTTATTTTAAACTTAACAGCGTATCGTTCAGCTTAACGACAACTAAAAAAAGGAGCGCGTATGAATGTATATCATTTCACTGGACGGCTTGGACGCGATTGCGAAGTTCGGCACACAGCAACGGGAAGTTGTATATGTTCTTTCTCAGTCGCCGTTGATTATGGCTTTGGGGAACATAAAGGAACCAACTGGATACGCTGCTCGCTGTTTGGCAAACGTGCTGAAGGGCAACTACCCCAATACTTGATGAAAGGCGCACTGGTGGCGATTTGTGGCGAATTAAAACTAAGAGAATACGACGACCGCGACGGTGCGCGGCGTATGTCGGTGGAAGTCGGCGTGGATAAGTTGGATTTATTGGGTGGACGCAGTGATGCCAGTGATGGAAAACCACAACGTGAAGCATCAGCCGCACCGTATGGCGGCGGAGTGCCTGCAAGCGGCAAAGACCATATAGATGATGATACTCCTTTTTAAAAACGATTTAACGCACTTAAAACGGATGATGGCGAGGTAGCGCAATGACAGACACCACGACAAGCAATCAAAGCGAAACAAAACAGTTGGTTTCACAAGCGGAATTTTCGCGTATTTTGGGTTGCGCGCGGTCGTATGTGACACTGCTTAAAGGTAATGATCGCTTGGTGATGGTGGGTCATCAGGTCGATGTGCAAGCCTCTATTGCCAAGATTGACAGTACTGGCGACCCAAATCGCGGCAGTGTTTTAGCGCAGCAAGCCAGTCAAGCCAAGAAACCCCAAGTCAATGTTTTAGAACAGTCAACGGCAAGCGTCATGCTTGAGCAAGGCAGTATTGCCAATGAAGGCAATGCCAGCTATCAAGAGTCTCGCGCGGTCAAAGAAAAGTATCTCGCCCTGCAAGCCAAAGCCGCTTATGAACGCAATATTGGCACATTGGTGGATGCCGATGGTGTGCGGCGATTGGGTTATGCGATGGGGTCGCATTTGCGCACGGCTTTGGAAAACTTACAAGATCAACTCGCCGCCGAACTCGCCGTGGAAAATAATCAAGATCGCATTTATGCCATGTTGGGCGATGAATTTGCGCGCGTCTTGGATGAAATCTCACGGACATTGGCGAAAGGCTTGGAAGTGCAGGATGAATAATGACTTAATGCAAGATGGCGGGGCGATGTTGCAACGCGCCTTTTCCAAGGCTTGTAAACCGCGCCCACGTTTGACGGTGAGCCAGTGGGCAGATAAAAACCGCATCTTGTCGGGTAAATCATCGCAAGAAGCGGGTAAGTGGCGCACATCGCGCACCCCGTTTGCGCGGGAAATCATGGATTGTTTGTCGCTGCATTCGCCTGTTCGCAAAGTGGCAGTGCAGGCGGCGATTCAGTTAATTAAAACTGAAGTCGGTTTAAATTGGACTGGCTACATCATTGATCATGCACCCGCGCCGACGTTATCGGTGCAACCAACGCTTGAATCACGCGATCGCTATGTGTTGCAGCGCATCAATCCTTTGTTGGAAGTCACACTTTGTCTTGCTGATAAAATCAATGTGCAAGCTTCGCGCAAGGCTTCCAACAGTCGTGACATCAAAGACTTTGCGGGCGGCATCATCGTCTTTTCGGGTGCCAACTCACCATCATCGTTGCGCTCGATGCCCATGAAATATGTGATTGCCGATGAAGTCGATGCCTTTGATTTAGACGTGGGCGGCGAAGGTGACCCCCTTGGCCTGATTGAAGGGCGTCAATCAAGTTTCGCCCGCTCGAAAATTTTGGTGATTTCTTCGCCGACGATGAAAGAAGCCTCGGTGATTGAAAAAGAGTTTTTGGCAGGTGATCGGCGTTATTATCATGTGCCATGTCCGCATTGTGGTGAAAAGCAACGTTTGCACTGGAAGCAATTTCAATGGACCATGTTTGATGGCGTGCTGAAGGAAGTGTTTTATGTCTGCGAAGCATGCAGCGGCGAGATTTTAGAACACCACAAGACCAAGATGCTTGCGGACGGCGTTTGGATCGCTGAAAAACCGCATGCACGCCACCGTAGTTACCATATCAGCGCCTTGTATTCGCCCGTGGGCTTGGGTTTATCGTGGCAAGATTTGGTGTATGAATGGTTGGAAGCGCAAAACGATCAGATTCGCTTAAAGCGTTTTGTGAATACACGTCTTGCTGAAACATGGGAAGATCAATCGCGCAATCTGAAATGGCACATGCTCGCCGACCGTGCCGAAGATTATCAACTCAAAACCGTGCCAGATGGCGGCTTGGTGTTAACAGCTGGCATTGATACGCAAAACGACCGCTTGGCAATCCAAGTTACGGCATGGGGGCGCAATGGTGATTGTTGGGTGATTGATTATATTGAATTGCCTGGTGATCCGAATGATCAAGTCGAATCGTTTCTTAAAAAAGAAGGCGCGTTTTATGACTACATGAAGCAAGCATTTATGCATGCATCAGGTAAAAACATGTTTATTTCCGCCGCTGGATGGGATTCTGGCGGGCAGCGTACTGAATCAGTGTATCAAGCCGTGCGTGCGCGTTTGTTGCCGCGCTTGCTGGCATTCAAAGGCTCAAGTATTGCAGGTAAACCGATTCTTGCACCACGTCCAAAAGCGATGGATGTCAATTATCGCGGCAAGGTATTTAAAAAAGGTGTCGGTCTTTGGATGATTGGCACAGATACTGCCAAAGATGCGATTTCCGCGCACTTGGGCGGCGATGCTGATAAACCGATTGATGAACGCAAGATTCATTTTTCCAAGGGTTTGGAAGAAGATTATTACAAAATGTTGGTCGCTGAAAAGTTTGACCCTGAAAAGAATCGGTGGGTAAAACCTGCGGGCAAGCGCAATGAAGCCATCGATGTGTTTGTATATTCGATGGCAGCGGCGCGGCATCCTGAAATTCGCGTGCATGCCATGTCGCAACGCGGTTGGGATGTGTTGGAACGGCAAATCGGCGCCAAACCGCGTCATGATGAACCTGCTGATATTGCGGCAAAGGCTGACAGTGAAACAAGCACAGTCGATGCGACCGATGCGGCTGCAAGCCAAGCGTCAACACCGCGCAAGCTTCGCCACCGACGGCAGCGATCGGGCAGTGGGTTTGTTGGTAACTTTTAGCCGATGTCAAACCCTGACATCATCAATGATTTTATTGCGCGCATGGCTGCGCGGTTGGGTGGCAATGGTGTGGATGCCATGGCAGGTCTTGAAGATGAAATGCGCAGTTATTGGGCTGGCGATACGGTGTATGTAAAACAACCTAACAAAAAATCACGCGACCGTGCGATTCGTCAAGCTTATCGTGATGGTGTGGGCATGGATGAATTGGCGCGACGCTATCGCTTGGGCACGCGGCGGGTGCGGCAAATCTTACTTGTTCGCGAAAGCTAAACGTAGTAAGTTATTGAAATAGTTCTGAATAGTTTCATACAAGACTGCTTTAGTCGCAATTCGCGCATCGGCACATCATCCTGATCTAAAAAGAAAGTGAAATTCTTTACCTAAACTGTTTCACGCTTGTTTCCCATGCTTCGCCGCATGGTTCCCATCTCATCTCTTGTTCCTGCGACATTTTATGCAGGCGATACGGTTCAATGGATTGAAGCGCAACCATCATTCCCGCCCATGAATGGTTGGGTACTGGAGTCCCTCCTCTCCTCTGGTACCCATCATGCGTCTGTGCAAAGCACCGACAATGGCGATGGTCGTCATTTAATTGTGATGGACACTGTTTTCACTGGTTTGTTATTGGCTGGTGATTATCAATTGGTGATTGCGGCTGTCAACAGTACCACAGGCGAGCGTTTCACGCTGGCAACGTCAGCCGTCATTGTTAAACCCAACCCATCCATCGGCACCGACCCACGCAGCCATGTCAAACGCACTTTAGATGCGCTGGAAGCATGGATTGAATCCCGCAATCAAGGTGTCGCTGAATATAAAATCGGTGATCGCTTAATGAAATACTGGACGCAGCCTGAGTTGTTGCAATTTTTGGGCGATTATCGCAAGCTTTACAAGCAGGAACTCAATGCCATGCGCACGGCTAGCGGCAAGGGTTCGCGCCGTCGTCTTAAAGTAGTCATGAAAGCATGAATATGCCTGTTAAAATCAGGGATGATTTGGCGATTGGTGGCGAAAATCACCAGCGCGTCATTGGCTCTCGCGTACTGACAGCATGGAAAGCCGAACGTTTGGCGCAACAATCCACACCCCAAGCTCATCAACAAAAACGCGCTAAGAATTACAAAGGCGCAATATCATCGAATTTAAATCAAGGCTGGCAAAGTCTGCCAACCCCTGCTGATTGGCATATTTGGCAAGGTCTGCAACAACTGCGCGCTCGCTCGCGCGAACAATACCGCAACAACGACTACGCCCGCCGATTTATCGGCATGTGCAAGTCCAACATCATTGGTCCCCAAGGCATGGTCATGCAAGCGCATGTTGCTGATTTTGACGGCACACCTGACACGCTCGCCAATGATACGATCGAAACAGGTTGGAAAGATTGGTCGCGTGAATGTGATGTGGCGGGGCGTTTGAATTTGGTGGAAATGTGCAATCTGATCATCGCCACCGTCGCTATTGATGGCGAATGTCTGGTGCGGCGTGTGTTTTCAGGTGCGTTTGGCTTCCAGCTTAAAATGATTGACCCCGAATTGCTTGATATTCGCTTGAATGAAACACTCAACAATGGCAATAAAGTTCACATGGGCATTGAAAAAAATGAACACGGTCGCCCTGTGGCTTATTATCTATTGACTGCGCCAAGTGATGTGTATCGCTCTAGTTATTACACAGGCAAACACCTGCGCGTTCCTGCTGATGAAATCATTCACTTGATGCGCCATGAAATGATTGATCAAACCCGTGGCGTGCCGTGGATGGCTTCGGCATTGGTACGCATGAAGAATTTACACGGCTATGAAGAAGCGGCGGTGATTGCGGCACGCATCGGTGCTTCTAAGATGGGCTTTTTTCATTCATCGGAAGGTGAAGGTGCTGACCCGCTTGCTGATGGCGAAGATTCCATTGGCGACTTTATCCAAAATGCTGACCCTGGCAGTTTTGAAGTTTTGCCAGAAGGCTACGATTTCACCGCCTTCAATCCTGATTATCCCCACCAACAATTCGGCGATTTTATCAAGGCCACGCTGCGCGGTGTAGCGTCGGGTTTGGGCGTGGCGTACAACGGTCTCGCCAATGATTTGGAAGGTGTGAACTATTCCTCGATTCGTGCGGGCGTTCTTGAAGAACGTGAACAATGGAAAGCCCTGCAAGGTTGGTTCATGTCAAGTTTCATGGTGCCTGTGTTTGAAGGTTGGTTGGATACCCAACTTGCGATTGGCACATTGAGAGTGCCCACTAAAACAGGCTTGATGAAACCTTTACCCGCCAACCGATTTGATAAATTCCGCAAAGTCACGTTTCAAGCGCGCCGCTGGCAGTGGGTCGATCCCATTAAGGATATGAATGCCAATGCTTTGGGCATTGAGCTGCATTTAAAGTCACGCTCGGAAATTATCCGCGATATGGGTCGAGACCCTGATGAAGTTTGGGCAGAAATTGCCCGTGAAAATGAAGCTATTGCCAAGTTGAATATTTCCACCGATCAGGTGAATGGCAAACTCAAAAACATGATGAAAGCAGTGAATCAAGAAATCTCAATGGAGTCCGCCCATGACGACTAAACAAACAAAAAAAGGGCGTTGGTTCAATTTGCAAAACGCCAGCCAAGGCGAAGCCAGTCTTGCCATTTTTGATGAAATCGGCGGATGGGGTATGACAGCGCAAGACCTGATTGCGCAGCTTGATGAAGTCACCGCGCCCATCTTGCATGTCGATTTATTTTCACCTGGCGGCTACATCGATGAAGGCGTGCAGATTTATAACGCCCTGCGCAAACATCCTGCGCATGTGATTGTCACCATTGATTCCTTGGCCGCTTCGATTGCCTCGGTCATTGCCATGGCAGGCGATGAAATCCACATGGCAGAAAATGCCATGATGATGATTCATGACCCGTGGTCAGGTGTCATGGGCGGCGCCGAAGATATGCGCAAGCAAGCCGATGTGTTGGATAAGCTCAAAGCCTCGATTGTTTTAACCTATGCCAAACGCACGGGCAAAGATACCACTACGATTGAAACCATGATGGCAGAAGAAACTTGGATGTCGGCGGCGGATGCAGTTGAATTTGGTTTTGCCGATGTGATTGATGGTTTGGCAGAAGGACCTGCGCAAGCGTCTTTTTCAGGACGTATCGTCAATGCATTTAAGGCCATCCCCGATGGTTTCAAAGATACATTGCAAGGTTTGCAAGGTACGACCAGCCCATGCCCACAACTCATGCTTTCCCCAAGTTGCATGGCTCAAAGTTTAGCACCCGCTAAAAGACAGGGCGCACAGCCCGAAAATAAAAAGAAAACGGAGGTTATCGTGGAAGATAACAAACAAGGTGCGCCCGCGATTGATTTGGGCGCAGAGCGTGATTCAGCAGTAAAATCAGAACGCGAACGCATGCAGCAAATTGAAGCTGTCGCCACCCGCGCCAAGTCCATGTTGCGCGGTGCTGAAGATAAAATGGCACGTGATGCGATTGCATCGGGTGAATCAATTGCTGATTTCCAAACAAAAATACTCGATGCATTGCATGCAAAAGCCAAAAACCAACAATCACCCATCGGTTTGAGCGATCAGGAATCAGGCTCTTTTTCATTCCAACGCTTGATGTATGCCGCTGCAACCAACGATTGGCAGAAAGCTGGTTTTGAACGCGATGTTTGTGCTGCAACTGCGCAGAAAATGGGCAAAAATCAAAGCGGTTACATGGTGCCTACTGATGTGATTGCTCGCCCTGTGAATGTGGTGACATCAACAGTCGGCGCGCCCACGATTCAAACCGACATTTTAGCGCAATCGTTCATTGAATTGCTACGCGCTAAAATGAAAGTGCGTGGCTTGGGTGCCACGGTATTGGGTGGCTTGACTGGCAACATCTCCATTCCTCGCCAGACAGCGGGCGCAACATCATTTTGGGTCGCTGAAGGCGCACAACCTACATCGACTGACCAAGCTTTTGATTCGGTGGCATTGTCACCCAAAGGCGTGGCAGGCATTACCCGCACCACGATGCAAAACTTGATTCAATCAAGTCTGGACATGGAAGCATTTATTCGCGCTGATTTGGCAAAAGTCATTGCTTTGGCATTGGATTTGGCAGCCATTAGCGGCACAGGTGCAGCTAATCAGCCGTTGGGAATTTTGAACACGGCTGGTGTCGGCTCGGTGGCGATGGGTGCTAACGGTGCCGCATTGACCAATGTTGATAAACTGATTGCCCTTGAAACCTTGGTGGCTGATTCAGATGCCGACGGTGACGCGATGGGTTATTTGACCAACGCGCGCGTTGTTGGTGCTTTGAAAACATTGAAATCCACCACGGGTGAGTATTTATTTCATAATGCCATCAATGATGCGCCTGGCGCAGTGGGTTCAGTCAATGGTTACAATATGACCCGCTCGAATCAAGTCTCCAAAACAGGCACCAAAGGCACAGGCACAGGCTTGTCGTCCGTGTTGTTTGGTAACTGGTCTGATTTATTGATTGGTGAATGGGGTGCTTTGAACTTACAAGTGGATCCTTACACCGCTGGCGTGGGCAACATTAAAGTCAACGCTTTGCAATTTGTTGATTGTGGCATTCGTCACCCTGCTTCATTCGCTGCCATTACTGATATTATCGCTTAATCGATGGGATGATGGGAGGGGTTCGCCCCTCCTGTTTTTCAAGGAGAAAAAACATGAAAATAAAATTGTTAAAACCTTGCCGCATTGGTGGTGCGCATCGTGACATTGATGTGATCGTCAATGTTAGTGAGCAAGATGGTAAATACATGGTCAATAGCGGCATCGCAGTGTTGGCAGGAGATCAGGATAAGGTTGTTGTTGAACCCATTAAGCTGGTTGGCATCAAAATGCTAAAATCATGTTTGGTGGCAGGACAGGGGCGTGATGTTGATGACTGTTTTGATGTGCCCGAATCAGAAGCTAAGTTTTTGATTGCGCATGCTTATGCCATTGCTGGCGACGCTGCCGAAATTGACCCCGATGCCGAAATTGACCCCGATGCCGAAATTGACCCCGATGCCGATAAATCTGGAAAAGGTAAATAAACCCGATGGCATTCATCGAAAATCGCTCCCCCTTCTTTGCTGATTTCGGCGAAAAAGCGAGTTTAAACAACAAGTTGGTCACGATTATTTTTGACCATGATTTTCTTGCCAGTTTGGGTGTGGAAAGTGCCACGCCTGTGGTGCTGATTGATGATGTCGATGCTGTGGGTGTCAACCACGGTATGAATTTAGTGTTGCGCGGTGTGGTATATATTGTTGTTGGGATTCATCCTGATGGTACAGGCCTGACGCAATTGATGTTGGAGCTTGCTTGATGTTGGCAACACGCAATCAAATCTGTGACGCTTTGTTGGCTGTTCTGCAAGGTTTACCAAGTACGGGTAATAACGTGTTTTTGTGGGATGGCCACAACGTCGCGGCGCAGGCTGTGCCATGTGTGCTGATTAAGTTGGGCTCTGAGCGTAATATATATGAAACCACCGACCAGCCCCGCTATCAAAAAAGGTTGTTGTCGTTAGAGATTAAATGTGTCGGTCGCGCCTCCTCTGGCTTGGCTGCATTGTTGAATAAAATTTCAACAGAAGTTGAAGCCGTTTTGGATCAGTCACTTTATCTCGGTGGCCTGCTGTTTGCGCTTGATTTGGATTCGAGCGGCTGGACAGTTGATGGCGATGGCGATCAATCGCATGGCGAATGGTCATTGCTGTACCAAGCGACGTATTTCAAACAAGAAAGCAGCAATATTGTGCCCGCCGTGGTTGGTGCTTTATCGCAAGTCTTAGCAGCGCAAGCCCCGAACGGTGTCGCGCCTGCACCAACGGTGTATAAACCATTATGATTATCGAAGTTTTACAGCGACTTGAGCGCATCGAAGCCATGCTGCATAATATGCTGATGTTGGGCGCGGTTGTCGCTACTGATTATGCCAACGCCCGCATCCAAGTGCGCATGGGTGATTTAACCACGCCGATGATTCCTTGGCTCACACAACGCGCTAGCCACGATGTGACATGGGATGCACCTGAAATTGGCGAACAAGTCATGGTGTTATCACCCAGCGGTGATTTTGCCAACGCCATCGCCCTGCCTGCTTTGTATCAAACTATGCATGCAGCCAATGGAAGTACAGCCGACCAACAAACACGAACATATAGCGATGGCGCTGTGATTGAATATGACCGCGCCGCGCATCATCTTAAAGCCGTTTTGCCCGCTGGTTCAAGTTCTGAACTGATCAGCGATACCATTCATTTTAAAGGTGTTTTAACGCTGGATGGTGATTTCATTCATAATGGCAACGAAACCAAAACAGGTGCGCAAACAGTTTCAGGTGCAGTCACCGCCGCTGCCATGACTGCCAGTGGTGCAGTCACAGGCGCAACCGCCAGCATCGGCGGCATTAACTTTGGCACGCATGCACATGGCGGTGTGGCTTTAGGCACCAGCAATACAGGCGGTCCACTATGAATCGCGACACAGGTTTAGCCGACACATCATGGCTGGATGCATTGCGTCAATCAGTCCAAGATATTTTAACCACGCCGCTTGGTTCGCGGGTGATGTTGCGTGATTATGGCTCGCAGTTGTTTGATTTACAGGATGCCCCGATGCACGGCAACGGCATGCTGGATGTCATTGCAGCCACAGCCGATGCGATTGCGACATGGGAGCCACGCTTGAATCTCAAGCAAGTGCATATCACGACACCGACAGCCGGGGGCAAAGTCACACTTTCACTATCAGGTATTTACACGCCCAACGGCAAAGACATCAATCTTGAAGGGCTGGTGATTTAATATGCCTTTATCGACTGTAAATTTCGCGAATCTAACTGCCCCAACCGTGGTTGAACCCTTGGATTTTGCCAGCATTGTCAGCACGATGGCAGCGGATTTATTGATGCGTGACCCGTCGTTGACAGCGGTCAATATTGAATCATCGCCGTTGCGTAAGTTGATTGAAGTCTGCGCGTATCGGGAATTGTTGTTGCGGCAGCGGGTGAACGATGCCGCAAAAAGTGTGATGCTGGCGTATGCCACAGCGACAGACCTTGACCAAATCGGCGCCAACTTTGGCGTGCCACGTTTATTGATAACACCTGCCAATGCTAAAGCTGTACCTCCTGTTGCCGCTGTGTATGAAACCGATGAAGCGTTTCGTGCGCGTATTTTGTTGAGTATGTATCGCAAAACCACGGCGGGGTCAGCCAATCAGTATAAATATTATGCATTGTCAGCCGATCCATTGATTTCGGATGTGAGCGTAATCAGCTTAAATCCAGGTGAAGTGACACTAACAGTGCTTGCGCAAGCGGGTGTGCCAACCCAAACCACATTGGATGCAGTGTTGGCAACATGCAATGCCACGGATGTGCGACCGTTAACGGATGGCGTACAAGTGCAAGCTGTAGTTTTGATCACTTACAACGTCACCGCCGCGTTGACACTTTATCCCAACGGCGATGCGGTGACGATTCAAAACGCATCCATTGCCGCCGTACAAAACTATTGCAACAGCCATTTTGCGCTGGGTCATGATATTACCCGCGCAGGATTGATTGCCGCCGCAACGGTTTCAGGCGTGCAAAACGTCAATCTTACTGCCCCTGCCGCTGATGTTATTGTGGACGATGTGCATGCGCCGCAACTTAGCAGTTTAAATATCAGCACCGCAGGCACGGCACTCTGATGATCGCCAGTATTCTTCCGCCTAACGCCACGTCACTTGAATTGCATGTTGAGCAATCAGCAACCGCGACGCTGGAAACCATGCCTTTGGACATTGCCAAATTATGGAATCCCGATACTTGCCCCGCGCATATATTACCTTGGTTGGCGTGGGCATTGGATGTTGAGCAATGGCGCAGTGATGCACCC